CTTTGCCCCATGCTTTGATAGCTCTGACCTAAGCCTAAAAGTCCTCTTGCCATATCGTTACCCCATAAGCGATTTAAGGGTTACTGACTGCGTATTTCCGCCGGTCATAACCGCGTTATCGGTTTCTGCCATCATCTTGCGTGCATCGTTGCGGTTTGCGACCATTGCAGCCGCCTTGGATAGCCCCATGCCGCGCTGTGACGCTTGCTGTTGTCGGTTGTTTAAGCCCACACCGTACCTGGCCTGCTGGCGCTGAAGGTTTCCATTTGCGGCGGCAAACTGCGAATCGGTTACATCCGTTGCATTCTGTACTGCATCGCCCCACAATCCTTCATTTCGGTAAGATTCGTACAGGGTGTTTTCGAGCGGAACACCGACTTGCTTGTAATATTCCCACTGGTCGCGGGTGAGCTGGGCTAGGGTATTGGTTGCTTCTTCGGTTTCCTTGTACCCCGTTGCTGCCGGAGTCAGGCCAGGCACAAAGTTGCGCCCCGCATCTGCCGCCAGCTGTAGGCTATTGCTGATTGAGGTGTTTGCCGTTACCGGTTCCGCCTCGGTATAGTAAGGGTATCGCAATCCCGGATAGTATCCTGTCAATCCTGGCATAACCTATCCTTTCTCGTCGTCCCAATAGTTATTGAGGCCGCTAAGCCCCATGCCTACCGCTGCACCGACGGTTGATCCTTCTTTTCTGTTATCGTAGTAGTTGACCTTGGCGTCCTTGATACTGTCCTCTGTGGCTGTCTTGGCAAGCGAAGTAAGCCCCTGCTGGGCGTCTACACCTTCACCGCGCATTACAGATGTGACATTCATCAGATGACCAAGGTTCTTGTTTGTCATGGCGTGCTGGCCTGCTGCCTGGGCACTGCTGCCAATCCTGCCGGTTGCATCGTTTTCGAGGGAGCTTTTGCCCATGATGGCGTTACCACCAGTGGGGGAAACACCGCGCTTCTGCTGTTGCTCCTGAAGCCCCTGGCGTAGACCTTGCGTCTGCTGATGGACATTCGCACCAACTTCTCCGCGCATAAGACTGCGGTCTGCGCCAGTTACCTGCCCATCCTCAACCCACTGCATTTGTGCCGGCCTTCCTACGTTCCACCAGCGGTCTACCTGTTCCTTGCTGATTGCCGCAAGTTCGCGCTCCTGTGCTGTTTCTTTGGGATCGACGTCACCGCCGCCACCTCCGCCCATGTTAGAGCTCCTTTCTGTATACGGTGCGTACGGGTTGCCAGTTATCGTAGCGCTCCCATCCGCTCCTTGTGCTATCCATTTCGATGAATTTGTATGCGCAGCCCTGCGCCTGTTGTTCAAAGTCTTTCCATGCCTGACGCGAGCCCTTCTTGTTGTGGCTCCACGCCGCCATGACGAATATACCGCGCTCCAGCGTGAATGGGTTATCCACCTCCCGAAAGAGGATAAATCCCGTGTCCTCCCAAACATACCCATCCATCACCCTTTGCTTTAGGAGCATGTAATAGTCTTCAGGTATCCAGTCGAGCGGATCGCTCTTGGCTTGAATCTGCTCTAAACCTTCACGGATAAAGGGCCAGTCATTTCTGAGGCTTATGCTGCGCATTTTGCTCCTAATAAAAAACCCTGCCATGCAGTCCCGAAGGAGAAAGCACAGCAGGGCCTTGTTGAAGGTGTCCTGTGTTTATTTCTTACAATATACCGCAAATACGGCAGTTTTACAAGGTAAGTGGTTGATTATGCATGGTTACTTAGGCTCTGCCTTAACATTGAACGTCAAGTTTACCTCTCGCACCTCTGTGGGCGAGTTTGCTGCCCGTATCTGCTCCTTCATCCGCTGATAGGCAAAGTAATGCTCCTGTGCATCCTGAGCCTGCTGCATATTTACCTGCTGGGCTACCTCTAGTGGAATGTCATGGTGTTGATTATCGTAAAAATCCACAATAGTCGTGGTAGTCGCACCGCTGCGCTCTGCGAAGCGAACGCCGCTGTCCAACGTCTCGGCAGCTATTCTCCCGGCGTTCATGCGGAAGGTCTGCCCATTTACAGTACAGTCCACATATATCTGCGCCCCGGTATCCGGGCAGCTCCCGGCGCACATAGCAGTATAGCCCTGCTTCGCTTCGTCAAGTTTTTGCCTCTTTATAGTATCAATGCCCTGGATGGCTTTAAGTTGCATGGATGGTTACCTCCTCGGGCAGGTATGGAAAACACTCAATACGGATACTGTGCTCACCGGGGATGTCTGTAACAAATTCTATGGTTCCGTCTTGGACTAACTCACGTCGTACACTATCTGGTCCTCTATATATAACCGTACTGGAATCCGGCAGGTTAGACAGAGTAGCCGCGTCTACTCCGTCTGCCAGAATGTCTACCTTATTTAGCGAGACCCCTAAATCTTCCACCATGCTGGGGCGCTCGCAAAGTTTACCAGCGGAAACATACTGTGTAGAACTAGCGTGGGCATCCAGCACAATACCCGTCTCAGCACTTTTTTTCAGGTGCAAATTTATGTCCAGGCTGGAACCTATTTGAATCACTCTACCTGTTTTTATTTCGTACATTGTATAATTTCTCATCATCGCTTAGCCGCCTGTATAATTACACATCCATAATCAAATCCTAATTCATCATATTGTGCAGCCCCCCTTGAAGCTACTAATTCTGCTTTGTGAGTTCCTACATCAAGACTTGCCCCTCTAAATAATGCTGCTCCCGTTACACCAGACGCACCTCCCCATATTGCTTTTTGAACACCATTTAACCACAAAGAGACCCTGGCGTCTTGCCACCCTTCGCCATGGGTTACATTGCAACCACCCCAAAACAATACATAGCCAGCTTCATCAAGATATATTGAAGCTGTTGCTAATATATGTAACTCAGTACTAGGATCACCAGTAAGATCTAATGTTCCTACTTGAAGACCAACGTCAGGAATAGTTACCGCGTTCCCTGCGATATGCAGGGTATCCACCGCCGCGTCGCCTATCTTCGCATTGGTTATAGCGGCATTGGCAATCTTGGCGTTAGTAATCGCGGCATCAGCGATTTTCGTATTGGTAATCGCGGCATTAGCGATTTTCGTATTGCTAATTGCACTGGTTGCGATCTTTGCATTGTCTACTGCCAAGTTTGCGATTTTTGCGCCACCAATCGTAGCATCTTGTATAACCGCGCCCTGCAGGTATGCTTTTCCATTTTCAACAACAAATGGGTAAGCCCCTCCAGTAGTGTTGTCGGATGGCATAACCGCAAAGCGGTCTGCTATAACCGTAAACTCAGATGATTCGGTACTAGAGAAAAGCCCAAAGCCGGTTACGCGGTTGTACCCGTCAATCTTCACTTCGTAGACCGAGTTAAGGTCAGATACTTCGGCCTTGGTTTGCAGGGAGGTTGTATGACCGTTTACCGTTGTTTGGAGCGTGGTTATATCCTGTGCTAAGGCACTGTCACCGTCGGCTCTAGCTGTCTGCTCGGTCTGAATTGCGGAGGTGTTCCCGTCTACCGTGGTTTGCAGGGTGGTTATATCCTGTGCTAAGGCGCTATCTGCGTCGGCGCGGGCGGTTTGTTCTGTCTGAATTGCAGAAGTGTTATTATCTACGCTGGTGATCAGGGTTGTTATATCCTGCGCAAGAGCGGAATCACCATCAGCTCGCGCCACCTGTTCACTCCTTATCGCTGATTCACTCCACCCCACCTTTGACTGCAATACTGAGAGATCGGAAGCTATGGCCTCGTCCGCACTCGCCCTGACGGTTTGTTCTTCGAGTATCTGGGCGCTGTTCTCAGCCGCCAAAGCCTCCAAACTAAACAGGCTGCTTGCCTGGGAGGTCAGCCTGTCAGCGTGGGTGTTTATTATGCTTTGCGCCGTTGCGATGCGCCCATCTACGTTCTGGACGTCTTCCACTCCTTCTACGTATGTACCATCTTCATACATCTCTTCTTCGGGAGCATAAGCAACCGGCCCTGTAGCAGATGAAGAAATGGTCGTAATTTGGCCTGCCATTGCTTCGTCCGCGTCAGCCCTTGTTACCTGCTCGGTCTGGATGGCTGCAGTATTATCGTCTACGCTAGAAGCAAGCGTGGTTATATCCTGTGCTAAGGCGCTATCTGCGTCGGCTCTAGCTGTACTTTCCGCGATTATTGACGCCACGTTGTTGTCCACCCCAGCGCGGAGTGCAGTTATGTCACTCGCCAAGGCACTGTCGGCGTCGGCCCTCACTTTTGACTCGCTCACTAGGTCTGCAGTGTTCCCGTCCACTGCCCCCTGGAGCGACAAGAGGCTGGCTGCTTGCGACGTTAGTTCATCGGTATGTGCCGACAAGATGTTTTCGGAAATAGCCACGCGGCCCTCAACATTGGCGACGTCACCGGCCCATTCTACATAAGTGCCGTCCTCGTGTACCTCGCCCGGTTCATAAGATATGGGCCCGGTAATCGACGCGGATACCATGTTGATGCGGCCACTTTCTATGTTTACCTGGGATTCGGCGTTGGTAGCCGTGACCTCCACGGCGTCCAAGTCAAGCTGCGAAGCCTTTAGGGCTATAGCATCGGCGTTCTGTGTTATATTGGTTTGGTTGGTGGATACCAGTTCCTCCAATACATTGAAGTCAGCCTGTGACGCCTTGAGGGCTATGCTATCTGCGTTCTGTGCGATACTCGTGGCATGAGAGGACACCGTGTCTCCTATGGTATCCAAATCTACCTGTGATGCTTTTGTTTCTATCTCAGTAGCGTTTTGAGTAATGCTGGTCTCGTGCCTACTAACGGTACTAGACAAGCTATCAAAAGACGTCTGCGCCACCTTCGTAACTATTTCACCTTCTAACTCGCTTACCCGCGCGTCTACGCTTGAAACTAGGGTGTGTATCGCTTCGGATTCCTCCCAGTATGCGGAACCAATGACCGGCTCTGGGGACGGTGCCTCGTGAGTCTGAGTACACCGCCAAACCTTATCACCGCTTCGCACATACTGGCCCTCTGTATACCCAGAAGTTGACGCCCACTCGGTAGTTGTTAAACCTGTTATCTCGGATTCAAGTCCGGAGATTTCCGACTCAAGAGACTGTATGCGTGTGTTGTGCTCCCCGATGTCGAAACTAAGGGTTGTCTCTACATTACCGATCGAAGTCCTATTTGCTTCAATGCCCGGGGCTACACTTTCCAGCCATCCGAGTCTATCCTGGTGGTCTGCTTCCACCCTCTGTACTTTGCCGGTTATGTTGTCAATCAGCGACAAATGTAAATCTAGCGTGCCAGAAAAATCTGCTTGCTGCTGAAACAGGGAGTTATATATGTCATCCATACCTGAGAACAGGTCAGTATCATATACGTCGCCTTCGGTGACAATGTTAAGGTCTATCTTGTCAATGCGCTCATTCAGACCCTTGTACAGCTGCCCTTCGGTTATCTCGTCGGTCAAGACTTCGAGCACATACGCTGGGTCGTCGGCGGTCTTGCCCGGTGTTCCGGCTGTGTCATTGTACGGACCTGGCTGCCCTGCTTGGTTTACGTACCTAATCCAGTAGTAATAGGTCTTGCTGAGGCTTGAATCTGGCGGAGTATCCCCAAACATGTAAGCCGACGTGGAGCCAACAGGCTGTGCGTTGCTCAGATTATCTTCCGGTGAGCGCCACACCTCGGTGTGTGAAAAGCCGCTGGTTTTGGATTGATCCCACTGGAGGATAATAGTGTTAAACGCACCGGTAACCACAAGGCCGGTTGGTGCCGGTTGCGCGGAGAATACCCCAACACTACTCAGGTCGCCGGCTATCCTCCTTATGGATTGCTCCGCTAACTCCTGTTGCCTGCCCACACCCGTCAAGTGGTCAACAAGTGAAGTTATCGCCCGGCGTATATCACTCGGTGTCTTTGCGGATAATGCCGGGATGGATGGTCTTTTGAGCGCCATATATTACCCCCGTTGAAGTTCCTGCGCTGATTGCGCCAGGTGTGCAGACAAGACGCGGTTTTTCCCTACAAGCCCCAACTCCCACGTTCTCGCCCTGAATCCCCCTGGAAGCCTGAGCGCCTTGGAAGAATCTACGGTGTACTGCACCTTTTGCTCGCCGTCGGCGTAAACCGTGACCGTTACCGGGTAAGCCTCTGCTACCACCTGCACAAGTCCGAAGTTCCTCGGAAGTGGTAATTGATACTCCCTGCTGCGCCATGTGTACGCTATCGCGCTGCCGGCATCCCATTCGTAGATGGTGCCGTCGTTGTCTTTGGTCAGGTAGAGTTTGCCGGTCTTTTCGTGCAGATATCCGCCCACGGCCATAATGTCGTGCTCAACAATACTGCCGTCCTGCAAGCTAACCATAAACCCGCCGGTATCAGTGAAAGCTATATATTTACCATCGTGGTAAACACCAAAGCGGAAGCCCTCGATTAAGGCGTTCCACTGTTCGCGATCCACCATCCCCTCAGTCAGTACGCGTGCCGAAGATATGCCGACAAGGGTTAGTCCTTCAGGGGAGGGGTACATAATGGCGGTCCCGGCGTCCACCAGACCGCGCTTATACAGACACGCCTGCGATACCTCCAGGCGTTCAACGCTCATGCTGGAATAATCCGCCCCGGTAAGCACTACTGGATACGATGTGGTGGCGACAAGCACCGATGAACCAAAGGTGCCGATTGCTACAATATCGTCATGCACCACGTATTCCCCCGCGACAGGCCACGCATGGGGCTGATTCGCCACGCTGAAGCACACCGTCTTGCCGGAAAAACCCACCAGTGTTCCGCCGGGCATGAAGGTAAGCCCCTGCATGTCGTCGCGCGGCATGTTCCAATCGGTAGTTATCAGCTCTCCACCCAGGGCGGCATCTTCTATCGCGTCGGTGTATGAAGAACTCGCCACGTCAGTACTTGCAACATAGCGATAAGCCCCGTTTTCGTCGGTGCGGTAGATGTTTTTGTACTGGAATGGGGCGTAACTCCCGGAAGGGGGATTTTCCAGACCTGAGACGGATACGGTCTGCGTACCGCTCACAGTGATAATGCTCGAAGCGGGAGACGGTGCGGACTCTTCCCCGAAATCGTTGGAGTAGGTGTAAACATACACCCGGTCGCGTGCGTCGGCAATATCTTCGGAGGGTTCCCCGCCAGCCACGCTCAATACAGGGGCAGTCTCTGGTGAGGGCACTCCTAGGGTGTAATCCACCGAAGGGTATATGCCCCCGCTGGTTGCCACGGAAGCATAGGTGAACTTCGGCACACCGTCACCGGTGAAATATACCCTGCCGCTCGTGTCTCCGGCAATAGGTCCGCGCACCACATCCACATCTGCGAGCCAGGTAAACCAGAAGTTATCCAGATAGCGGTAGAGGCTTTTTATATCCCCCGCGATGGCGGTTGTACCGCCCGCACTCAGCCCATGAATCGGTCTAAGGTCGCCAAAGCCGAGTTCGCAGCTCTTGGCTACCGTCGCCCCACCGTCCGGGAGAAGGTGCGGAGCCACTTGCGGTGCTGTGCCCTTGAATGTCGATATATCTATGCGCATTAACCCCTCACGAAAGTGTGTAAAACTTGTCTACCTTTTTGATTATCGCTATGAACGGTACTTTGTCGCCGTATTGCTCCATCTGCTCTATGAGTACGTCTGAACCGGTGAATAGCACTCTACGCTCGTTGTCGATCTCCACTTGCAGTGTCAGATAATTTCCTGACTTGTTCTTACTGAATCTGCTTTCGCGCACACTGTAGTTGAGGATTGCAATTTCCCTGTTTACTACATCGTCTATCCTGATCTTTTCACCGTCTAATAGACAGCTTGGTTCTGCAAAGTCGGCGAAGCGCCTCATTCTTGGACGAACACCGGCAGTTCAGTTAGAAATTCACCAATGGTTGGAGCCTGTCGGGTTCCCGCCTTTACATCGGCAAGGATTTGGCGTACCGCCTGCCATACGTCGAGGTTCCAGGTAAACACACCTAAGCAAAAGGCCTGGTGCTCATACCCGGTCATATCCGCGTAGGATTTGCAGCTGTGAACATCGCGGAATAGCACATCGTTCGCCTTGTTGTACTTATCCACCTCATTCTGGATCAGGGCGGTTACAATTTCTTCGTATGCAGCCCTGGTGCTGGGGTGGTTTGCCGAGTTGATGTAATCGTACTCCCACTCGATGTACTCCACGCCTTCATCATCTGTGCGTGTTACTTGGGCGATGTTAAACCGATACTGCCACCCGCCATTGTGCGGTACGGCGTTTTCAGGCTGTTGCGTGCTGTAGCCTTTCATATTTTTGCCTCCAGTTATATTTATGCTGTAGATTGTGGGTGTCTGCCCACTTGAACCATCCGTTGTATGCGGCCAGTGATCTTATATTTCCGTTACGATAGCGCCGCTTGAACGCTGCCACGATTGACTTGCGCACCAGGGTGTAGCCGTGGAAGAAGCGATAACCCAGAAAATCTATCCCTCGTACACCTACGGGGAACACCTGCCAGTTGCCTTTCATATCCAACAACAACTCGCTGCGTAAATAGTCAGCAACCCGCTGGCGTATCGCGTGAATCTCCTCTTTGCTGTGGTGCAAAAGCACCAGATCATCGCAATAGCGGAAGTAATGCTTGATACGCAATTCTTCCTTTATCCAATGGTCGAGGTCTGAAAGAACCAGGTTACCGAAGTGTTGACTGGTGTAGTTACCGATAGGAACGACCGGGGCGCTTTCAATGATCGTGTCAAGAAGCCACAGAGTATCCTTACATTTCACCTTTTTTCTAACTACCTGCTTTAGCACCTCGTTTTCTATGGATTGGTAGAATTTACGCACATCCATTTTCAAGCAATACTGCGTGCTCTCCTTATCCTCCAGAGCCTTCTTCACCCGGCGCACTCCATCGTGAATCCCACGGCCCGGAAGGGCGGCGTATGTATCGCGGATATATGTTCGCATCCAAATGGGCTCCAGAATGTTAACGATTGCGTGGTGAACAATACGATCAGGGTAATAGGGTAGTTTCCATATTTCTCTGTCTTTCTTGCCTTCTCGCTTGTGAAGCACGGTATATTCAGAGTTCACAAATGTCTTGTTTACAAGCATCTTCCGTATCTGCCCCAAATAGTAATCCGGGGCGGAATCCACCATTTTAACTTCGGTGTAAAACTTCTTCCCCCTGCGAGCGCGTTCGTGCGCCAAGATAATGTTATCCATGGTGCAGATATGTTTATATAGATCGCCGTAGCGTTTCATGCTGCTTCTGACCTCCTGAGCGTTCGGATATCCTACTAACACACTTTTATGGTCGTTTACTTTTTTGCCAAGGGGCAAGGCTTTCCGGGGCACTACATTGAAGCAGACCTGCCTGCCGATATTCGCAGTCGTACCCGCCGCCGAATAATCCGCATACCAAAAGAACGGACCCGCATACGTCCCATGATTCGCATAACCGCCCACCAGAAAGACGCGAAGGCCACAACGAACCGGAAAGCCCAAGATCAAAACCCGTGTTCGGGCTGCTACGCAGCCAACTTCTTGAAGCAGAGCCGCCCGCCGAAATCCGCAGCCGCAACCGCCGCCGAAAAACTCGCAACCCAATAGAACGGACCCGCAGTCGCCCCATCATTCGCAGCACCGCCCACCCGAAAGACGCGAAGGCCACTGTTTTGATAGAAATAATCGCTAAAACGCGAGCTTGAAGACCCTGTAGTGTCTGCTGGGAGTACAAAGCCTAATCCACTATGGGGTGTGCCGCCATATCCGCTATTGCTTGGCAGTGTTACACCCACCCCACTATAGTCAGTCAGCCTATCCCATCCGGTGGTTGCTGAGTAATCAAAAGGCGGTGTCCCTTTAACGTACACATCCCAATCGCTTATCAGGGATGCAACGCGCTCCCATATATGCCCGAAAGGGTTTTCAATGCCTAGGATTGACGAGTAAGATTGATTGCTATTGCCGTAGTAGCCACTCACTGCGTCAGCTAATCCACAAGGTCCGATGTAGCTGTCATTAACCCAATCCCCACCGCTTAATCCTGTACGCCCTTCGCCGACCATGCTTTGGAAGTTAAATCCTGCCCATCCAACAAGCATCAAGCACCGCTCCCAGTGTTTCGTCCAGAAGTCTGCTTGTTGCCACCCTGCGCCACGCGCTTCTGCGAGTGTGTCGGTAGCCTGTGCGGTTAAGCCTGTATAGCCCCAATCACCCGTGCGGTTAGTGACAGGGTATACGTTGGACGTTCCATCTGCGGGGGATTTAGCGATTGAGCAGAGTTTAGAGTTGTACACGCTTGCTTCATAAGCGCCCTGATATGCTACGTCAACCCCATCAAATAGTGGATGAAGCTGGAAGCCTGGGAGTTGTGTATGGGATATTTCAAGATAGTACCAATCGCCGACAACGCCTGTACGGATATAAGCGGGTTGATACTCCACCATTATCTGTCCGTTACTTCCGTCGAGTGCTACGCTAGTGCCGTCTGTGTGTTTGGTAAAATCCAGCCAATCAATCTCTTTGTACACTGCACCCGCATCTGTAAGCACCACCCTACGTAAGTTTTGGTAAATTGGCGATACAGTTGTACCGCAGAACTGACCCACAGGTATATCCGCCGCGTCTCCGGTGCGAATAAATGTGTCGGTTTTGATATTGTATGCAAATCCTACCGATCCAGTCCGCACTCCTGTCAGCCAGCCGGGGTGCAAGTATCCATTAGCATCAGCCTGGGGTATTTTGTTTGCAGCTGGGGTTATGGACAAAGACGCTTTTTGCGCGTACTGCGTGTGGGGGTCAGCGGCTTCGGCGTGACCGGTTTGATCCTTGTTCAGTTCGTTCACTGCCTCTCTAAGCGAGATCATGCTATTATCGTGCTCTACTGCGTTAACCGGCGCACCCTTACCTGACCTAGTGGTTACGCTCCACTCGGTAGGGGTGGCAGGATCAACACTACCATCTAATTTTATGGGGAACGATGCCATTGTCTGCCTCCTTTGTTACGGCTACCCCCCGAAGGGTCGCGCTTTTATACTTAAACTAGCGTTTGTGTGTTTTTTCAGCTCATGGATACGCGCCGAAGCAATGCCGCGCAAGAACATATCTTTGTGAGCCATGGCGTAATCCGGGTTGCTCCAAGGCTTGTTGGCTATCATTTTCAGCCGTGCCAGCACCCCATTGACAAGTGCGTCCTCATATTTTTGAATCAACCACTGAGGAGCCTGTGCTTGCTCAAGGGTAGGTTTGAGGGATAGCTGAACGAAAACTTCCTCTGACTGCGTTGGGGAACCTTGAATATGCAGAGTATCCGGTGGATCGAACGTAAAGCCGACAACGCCGGACAAGGCCGCCATATTGCCCTCTTCCTCGCCGGGTAGGGTGTAATCAATCGGCTGCAGCTTGCGCCCATCGCTGTGCTGCACCTTCTTGACCGCGACCACCTCTCCAGTGCCCACGCTTAGCGGGTACGTTTCGATGCCAGGGCCTATAACCTCAGTTGTCCACTCCTGCCAAACCCTGCTCTGCTCGCAAAAGTCCCGCACAACTCTAACCATGTACTGCTCTATGGTTACATCGGGACACTGCGGCACATCGGGCCTAATAAGCGGCATTAAAGTGTCAAACCCTGAATACACCATTACTCACCACCCGGTGGGACAACAGGGTTTTTCTTGCGCACATAAGGGTTGTTGGTCGCTTCCTGCGCATCCAGCATCCCCAGTGAAGAAAGGAACCGCTGATGTTGACTTGTAGCTCTGTTGTCGTTGGCTGCGTAATCTGCATCCTTCAGGTAGGCGCGATACAGGATGTAGTCGAGCAGTGCATTGGCATAAATGTCGTCAATACCAATGGTATCTGTCTTGGCAATGTCTACCGGGGCAGAAGAAAACAAGACTTCGACCTTCGCACTCCCGTCAGAAGGCGGGTAAACCCAGAAGTGCTTGGGATCCCTCTCGTCAAACAGGAAGTGCTTGACTATTGTAGAACCCGATTCACTATGCCAATCAGGAACCTGCTCATCCAATACACGGCGCTCTATCAGCCGGATTGCCGTTGAGGGTATGCCGTTAACCACATTGCGCACAGCATCCAAGAACTGTAGGCCATGCGGGGGGATTGATTGGCGCGTACCGATGTCTAGCGACAATTCCTCCAGCTTAGGGTTTGCATCCGGCTTATACAAGACAACCTCTCGCTGCCCGTCATTAAGCCAATCCAGCAGCTCATCTTCGGGCCAGCGCGTGTTTGTGGTGTCCTGCAGAATCGTTGCAGCACGATTGAGTATGCTTTGTGCTGTTATCGTTGCCATACGCTATCCTTTCTATGCGAACGAGTACGGAAAACGCGGCACATTGCGGGTGCGCACCTTCCCAGCTTCCTCGTCGCGTATGTATTCGGTCATAATCGCGTTATCCACGCATCCCTTGAGGAATTTGCGCTTGATCTTGACAGGCTCACCTCGTTTGGCACGCATTACGTCACCGTTAAGGGCCAGCTTCACCGGAGCGTCACCGTCGGGGCCGCTGGTTTCGTGAAAGATAACCGTCACGCGGTCTGATTCTTCCTTAGTTTCTTCCGTGGCTGCCTTGCGCGGGCGTCTTGTCTGCGCTTTTTTTGCCGGGGCCTTCTGTGCTGAGAAAATCTCCGCTACCAGAAGTTCCTTATCCTCGCCGGGGTCTACGTTTAAGCCGAGTTCGCTTGCAAGCGACAATAACTCCGCCTGGGGCATCTCTTTAAGCTGTGCCTCTGTGTACGCTTTTGCCATTATCTTCTTCTCCCAAGTGGTTAAAAAGCGGGGGCTTTCACCCCCGCCGTGGGTTTATACGGATGCAGCAACTTCCAGACGAGCCATCCACAGATCGTTCAGAATGACTGCAGTCTGCATGGCTTTCCATGAAGCATGTCCGCGCTGTGCCAGCGGATCGGAATCGGAAGGCTTGGGGTTTGTTACCATCGGAGTGATGGAGCCCTTACCTTTGAGGGGTACGATCCCGTAGCTGTTGGCCGCGATATAGAGAATCGGGTACACATCGGCATTGGTGCCGGTAGTAGACAGCAGGGTATTACTTCCGGTTGTCTCGGGGTCTGCAGAACCACCGGCATCCGCCCATGACTCGAAAACAGTCGAGGACACATAGCGCACGTCCTCACACTTGCCGAGCTCACTTGGATACGGGGTGATACTCCCGTAGTCCTCTGCAGGGGTAAAGCCGGTAAGGTTGCGCACGTCACCCTCAAGGTCAGGGTGGATCAGTGCCACAAACGCCGGGGCTACGTTCTCAGTGCCGTAATTAGGCGTAGAGCGCACAATCTTGGTAATGTGACGCGCGTTCTGACGCTTCAGGGCACGCACTACCCGGCGCTGCATGTCGCGGGAGAGTACAGTGTTTACCGCGGCGCGTGCTTCGCCGTTGGCATAGTGGACGTTGGTTCCCGCCTTCAGGACGTTGAAACGCACCTTTTCAATCATCTGAGCCGCTTGTTCACTCAGAATCTCCTGCGCTTCCTGAAGTACGGGATCTTCGTGAGTGTCCTCTACCACGTCAGAGATAGTTACCAGGTCACCGTACTGCTGCAGGGTGGCGGTAATATCTGTGTGGGTAAGAGTGGTGCTTGACGGCGTAACGCCCTCTGTCAAAGCGTTGGGCGTAGGATCAAGCGCCTCATAGCGCCGGAACTTGGTTACCTTGGTTGAGCGAGTGGGAACCGGCTTACCCTGACCGAATTTCTCCAGCACCAGGTAAGGCTCACCGCGCTTCAGGAGTTCTTTCTGTACATATGCTGCTGTACGCGGGGAAATGTCCCCATATTCTGTAGTTGCCATGATCTAGTCTCCTATTGCGCCTCGTCCCATGCGGCGTCAAAGTCGTCTTTTGCAGCGGCGGTAGTTCTCACCTTTCCACCTCTGCGGCTTTTAACGGCTGCGACGGGCGCTTGTTTTTGTTGTGGTTTTCGCTGTTGTTTGTACGTGTCGAGCATTTCCACCACTTCGTCCGCGCTGCCCTGCTCAATGACGTGCTTAAATGCGGGCTGGAGGTAGGAAGGCTGTTGTTCCACCCATTCCTGTATCTCCCCGCTTTTAACCAGGTCAAAGGCGTCCGGGTGCGCCTTCTGAATGGTCTTGATGTGCTGCTCGGTCTGCTGTTGTGCTTGTCTCTGGGTGAGCGGTTCGATCTGCTGACGCATCTCCTGCCGCACTTTGTCGATCTCGGACTGAAGCTCCTTTTGCGCGATAGCTTTGCTCTGCTTGCGTACCCGCAAAGCCAGTTCTTCGCCCAGATCATCTACAAGGGCTTGCCACTCAGGATCGTCCTCGTCGTCTTCGGGTTCAGGCTCTTTCTTCTGGCTCTGCTCTTGCATCGCCAGAAGTTCCTGCTCACGGGCGCGCAGTTCTTCCTCACGCTTCTTGAGCCGCCCTTCCCATGACTTTCTGCGCTGCCGTTCTTCGGGGGTTTCTTCATCCGCCTGTCCGCCCTCCTGATCTTCTCCCGGCGCGTCGGACTCTTGACCTTCTGCCTGGCCTTCATCCTCTTGCGTTTCGGTGTCCTGATCTTCTGCGGGGGCTTCTTCATCCCATGCAGCGTCAAAATCCTGGTTTTCTTCTACCTCCCTTGTGACTTCTTCCTGTTCTTCTGTCATTTGGTCACTCCTTCGCAGGCCCGTTTAGGGTATCTGCATTGCGTCCTTAATCGACTCCAGGGCACCCAGCGCACCCTGTAGCTTGCGCACTTCTTCTGCCGTGTCTGCATAACGCAGGCGGCTTAAAAGCGCCTCTTCTTCCATGTTGACGAGCTGCGCTATCAGTTTGTAAGCACCTGAGTGCTGCAGCTCGCGTATGTCGCGTATCAGTTCGGGCTTGCTCATCTATTCCCCTTAAACCAAAAAAAAGCGCCGAAACCCTGTTAAGGTTGTCCATCACCTTGCCCCATAAGTTGTTGCATCTGCTGCTGCATCTGTTGAACAGCCTGCTCTAACTGCTTGATATAATCTGTTTCTTCTTCCGGTCTTAACAAGTGTTCCGGTAGCTCCATCTCCTTGAGCATGGTTTCTAACATCTGCCGCCGGTCGATTAAGTTCTGATCCCCTTCGTTGGCGGTCAGATTCAGGAAGTTCTGCAGGTTATTTATCCGCACCTCTTTAGCAACCAGTGAAGTGGACCCGGTTGCTTTAACCTCGTAGTCACCCTTAATATCGTCATCATCCGTGTACTTCATATTCCATGAGTACATTTCTTTCAAAAAGGGAACAGTAATCCCCTGGTCGAAGTTCTCCACCGCGTCCTTAAGGGTCAGGTTTGCAGCACTCATAAGCATGGACAGCCCGGATGCGGTCTTGCCTGCCCCGCTTACGTCGCTATCCCCGTGCATATACGAAGGTATGCCGGTTACTTCGTCGTTCCAGGTGCGGAAAGTCTCGACCATGTTCAGAAGGTGTTGCGTGTGATTCGGCGGAGAGAAGAAGTTTACCGCTCTGTTCTGCCCCTCTGCGCCGCGTCCAGACCGAAGCCATACTTTCATCGGGTATATGTCGCGCGGGTCTTCGGAAGGATCGAGCAGGTCAACATTGACCTCTGCTTGCGGCCCCACCGTAATTGCGGCGTTGTCAATCATTGCTCTGTTGGCTGAGTTAGCCAGCATCTGCGTATCTTCGCCTATCTCCGGCACACCCACGCCAAAGATGGATGTATCGTCCGCTTCGTAGTGGTAGAAGTAATACGGGAGGCGTTGGCTATCGTAAGGGGCCAATACAGCCTTCACCGTCCTGCCACCCAGCACCCACAAGTTTGCCATATACTCAACGTGCTCATCTTCCACGTCCACACCTGCGGCCTGAAGGTCTTGCCCATCTACGTAGCCCCAATACTCCAGAACTTCGTATTTGTTATGCAGGCGCTTCTTAACGCCATCCATCTGCTCATTGATGTTCTTGAGCTCATCCTCCCAATACAGAAGGGTAGCGTCACCTTCCGGGTTGCCCTTGAGATAGTCCAGGATGCGCCGCGCGTCGAAATCTTCCCTTGCCGCCAGGCCGCGAAGATCCTGCTTGCTCATTACATGACGCTGAAACACATAGTCTGCGTCTTCAATGTCGGTCACGCTCATGTCCGGGTATACGTCCCACAGCCTTACCGCCTCGAAATACGGCAATGTCTGCGGTTCTTCGTAGAACTCGTACTGGTTCACCCCTGTCTGGCGATATCCGGTGCGGGTCTTATAGTCAGCCATGGGGCCTTTAAGCACCCCTGTGCCGAATAGGTGCCCCTGGTGAAACACATTGCGGCACGCTGCCTTGTAGCGCAGTTCAATTAGCTGATCCTTGATCTTGCGCTCCATCGCCGTTGCAGATTCCTTCGCATGTTCACGTACCAGCTTTTCCAGCACTTCGGCGGTCGGCTGCTCCCGTGTCTGCTGTTCGTATCTCTCAGCTATCTGTGCGATAAACTCCGGGTCCACGTCCGGCTCCGGGGTTGCTTCGAGCTTGAAGGACTCATTTCTCCCGGAAGGAAAGAGCATGTCCAACAGCCGGGAATCCATCGAGCGCACCTTTATACGCGTAAGACGAAGGAAAGCACGGCTGCGATTCTTCGGTATCGACACGTCCGGGCCGTACTCCCCGCGATACATGCGCAGGTTTTCCAGCCATCTGTCTTCGTATTCGCGCCTCTGCGCTTTGCATTCGTCAAACTGACTCGATAACCGTACCCCCAGGGCGTCGGCTGCCGTCATCTGACTTTCCTGCTCGAACTCTTGTGCTTCCATCTAGTATCCCGCTGCTGTTGCCGGTCTATACGTCCGGGCAGTGGTGTGTGTGCGTTTCTGTGACTGTGCCGGTCGTGCGAAGTACAGACATGCGTACTGCAAAGCGTCCATCGGATGCGAAACGAGGTTTTTGTCTGGCTTATCGACAAAGCGCGATTCCCCCGCGACCTGAAGTCTCCTGTACTGGTACGCGCCCCTGAAACCCTTGCGGATCAGCTTGCAACGATTGCTCACTACAAAGCCCGGCTTACCGTCCGCCATCCTAAGCATTGGTGTCGCTACTGCATCTCGCCTTGCCGTAAAATCGTTGGTCGCTGCCGGTTCCGCCTTAATCCCCGCCTCTTCAAGTATCTCAAAGCAGGTTCTTTCATCCGTTTGGCTCCGTGCCACCCCTGCCGGATCACCAACCACCCGTACATCCATGCCCGGATAGTGCTGCGCTAAGTGTGTCTTGAGCACGTTATCTATGTGCTGTCTCAGCCCCATACCGTCAGCTACTAGCTCATCCAACACCCTTATTTGCCCGTGGGGTGACATCTGCACCAACACTGCGGAAGGGTTAAGCCCAAAGTCAAAGCCGATCACTAGAGGCAGATTGCGGTATGGGAGCAATTCTCCGTCTGCCGCGTGTATGTCTCTAAATTCGGGAAAGACCGGGCGGCCCTCTTCAATCGTGCCGTATTCACCCAGCACATAGACCTTGATCCACTCGCGCGTCTTGCCGGGGATCATACTCTCGTAGTATTTGGGCGGAAGGTTCTCGACGTTCTCCGCTTCGGGGTTCGGCCTATATTGATCGTCCCCCGTGGGGATCATCGCTGGTGGCTGTTTGAAGAAGTCCCACCCACGCGGGCGCTCTTCTTCCGCCATATGGTAAAGCCAATGGTCATCGTCTGGTGGGTTGGTATCGAGGATCATGCCCCACCAGGTCGGGCCTCCGTCTCTTTGTGCCGGATACCGACCCACACGACCGTCCGCGCCGTCTACCAGCGCCTTGTCTGCTTCTCGCGCTTCGTTGAACCACACCCCGGTCAGCTCAAGGGAGAGAAGTTTCTTTACGTCCTTCGGTCGGTCCAAGGCTAAAAAGAGTATTTCCGCTCTTACGTCGTTGATGTTTAAGTGGTATGTAATCGGTGCGCCATCCTTGAGCGTGCCAAATTCGGGGGTGGGGAACCAGTCGAGCCAGGTTTTCAAAGTTGTTTCGCGCAACTCGCCGTAGGTGTTGCGGACTATCGCCCAGCGTGATTTGCGTATCCCCTGCTCGTTCCGGCGCTGCTCACAGCATCGTCTGAATATCTCCCAGCAACATGCGACGCTTTTTCCGGACCCGATGCAGCCCATAAGGACCCGCACTCTTGCCCTTGAACGATGGAACTTCCGCGCCGTCGGCGTTGCTTTATAGCTTATATTGAGCGCTTCACTCATCATCTATGCCGAAGAAATCAGCGTTCACGTTTATCTTCTGTGATACCTCCCGCTTCTCGACATACAGACCACATGCTTTGCCGCGCAGCTCTTCCGCTTTAACCGCCGCGCTTACCTGTCCGTCCTCTACTGCCTTGCGCGCTAATTCTTCCAGCCTGTTCAGGTGGCTCTCAAGCGTGATTCGGCAATCCTTGATGATAGGTTCGCGTAACTCCTCGATCCTCGCCTGTATCTCGCCCCGCTTGGCCATGGCGTAAGCCTTGTTCTGTACGGTCTCTGGCTTCATCTTTCGGGTGTCATAAGCAGAACGGTACGCTTCGGAATTGTTCATCCCCGCAGCTACACCTTGACAAAATTTCTCCTGCTTACTTGTTAACGCCATCTCTTACCCTCATCGCACATCGACAGCCATTCCGCTGCCTGCGCTTGCAATCTTCTATTCGATAGTTATTCCCTTTGCCGCCCATCTCCGGACAGCGCATATCAAAGCCGCGCGGGATTCTCGGCTCAGTCAGTCCTACGCTGCACGCGCTATCTATAGCCCGGCACACGCCCCAAACTGCCTTTGCATATTGAGTACCCCATATACACAGTTTACTACACAGTGGAAACTCAATCAATATTTTTACATTTTTTTCTTTCAGATTTACGGGCACTTGCGAAGAAAAAGCACTGAGTAGCATTTTTAGGGCTTGACGATGTATGATGGTATGATAGTATTACACACGAGTCAGGGGAACGGATAAGCCGACCCCCACAACCTGAGACGCCGAATGAGGCGAAAGGAGAGAGGTCATGAAAAACAATCAGACAGTAACGGGCAAAGAGGCGATTAGCTTAATAGAAAAGCACGGCATTGAAGGAGTTGTAGACCATGGCAACGGAGGGATTGATATAACAGGTGAAATCACCAAACACGATATCATCGCAGCAGATAGATTTACCCTCCACGCCAACTACCCCGGCCCCTGTTTTCTGCACCACGACAAAGAAAATGTTTCCATCTACTTAGACGCAAGCGGCGAGTTTGTCGATGGCGAATGGGGTCTTACCATGGCCGCAAACCAGGCCAAAAAGGTAAGTGACCTGGCTGAGCTTGTATCAGAAAAAGAAGCCGAGTTGGCGTATGGTTCAGAAACCTGCTTGCTTGGCGCATTCGTCAACGAGTATGGCTTTGTTGACGAGGCCAAGCAAAATGACACCACCATCAGCGACGAAGACTATCAGCTTTGGGTTGATGCTTACGAAAAATATGAAGAACTTGAAGCTGCTGGTGAGGATTTTAACGTCAGCGACTGCTTTTAATCTAAAAACATTTATGGCCCCGGCTTCGGTCGGGCATAACGAAAGGGAAAGGGAGGAATGATGGAAGTGCCAACACTTAAAAGTATGACGGACGAAGAATTACAGATGTTCATCGAAGACATTGACCGTGTACACGGTGATATGTTTCTGCGTGTAGCCGAGGACGACAATGGCAGGATATATTACAGCGTAACCGAACGGCGCTTCGATTATGCGAACTTTACGCATACGTATTATTACAAAGACGAAATTCAGTCTGAGCTTGATTCAAGAAAAAACTTCGCAGAATAACCACACCGCCCCTCTCCGGAGGGGCTTTTTTTAAGGAGAAACACTATGCCCAGAAAAACTATCTATTTATCCGACGAAATCATGCCGGTCATCGGGTGCGATGAACCCGGCGCTTTCTCCCGGCGTCTGACCGGAATCATCCAGGATTGGCAGGCGGTCATTGCCGATGCCATGCCGGAACTGAAAGAAGCTGAGTGGCTCTACCTCATGGACATGCTTAACGGCGTTGTCCTGGAAGGTCGCCACGCTGATTTTCTCAAAGACGAAGTACTGGACTCCGCGCCAGTGCTGGCCGACAAGTGGAAAATTGATCCCAGGGCCCTCGCAAAAAAGGTTGACGCTCTCCCCCTTGCCGGGAAGATTGCGATCCAGGACGTCGCTTACCGCTTCTGGCAGCCCCACGGGATCGTCACCGAATACCGCGAGGTGTTGGAAACATGCGGTGCCCGCCTCTCCGAATAGTCCTTAAAAAGTCCCCCTCTTTCGAGGGGGCAAGAAAGGAGGTGTATGTCCAAGAGAAGAAGGGCCACACATCAATAATACTACCAAATTTCAGGCATTTGTGCAAGATTGTTCAGGCTAAATCAAGCTATTTTCTCACCCCTCCTTCGGCGCTTTAATCCGAGTATCGTTCCCGCAAATCTTCTGCTAATCGTGGTAGACCACTCACTATCCATCTCCTTCAGATATCCATTGCTCGTAATTCATCACTGCATCAGCATGTGCTTTATCCAACTTTTCTTGCCCTCCACTTGCTTCTCGGAACTCGGGCCACTCACGCCCTTGCAACATATCACTGCTCGTCTCTGCGATCTTGCGTAACAGATACAATTCTGCGCTATAAATTGTTTCTTCCCGGTCGCCAAACAGGGCTAACAAGTCGTTCAAAATCGACCTCCTTTCAGTCGGCGCTTTAACTCAATCGTTATGCGTCTTGAATCCAGATTTCTTCGTCATCAACAGACACACTAGATCTGAAACCGCAGTTGGCATCGACGCACCGCACAGCATCCCCGTCCTGTACATATCCGGCTGGTGCGTCGGTCAACACCTCGACATCGTTTCCGCACCATGGACATTGCTCAAGCTCAAAATATTTCCACTCTTTCGATTTGTCGTTTTGACCCGAGCAAAAACAAATTGGGCTGTTTTCTCCACAAACACAATATCCCATTAGACACCTCCATATGTAGATATTACACTTGACGTCCTCCCCTCCCTGAAGGAAGGGGATTCCCGATATTGCTACCAGGAACTTTCTGCTTCACAGAAAACAGCCTATGTCTCAAAGAGACACGGGGCTTACATTCTCTCCACAGACTGTTGCGGCAAGCCCTGCCGCCAATATGTTTTTGGCCGCGTTTATGTCGCGGTCATGATGGGTGTTGCACTCAGGACACGTCCACTCTCTTTTGGAAAGTGGCATGGATTCTTCTACGTGTCCGCAGTTCGAGCAACGTTTGCTTGATGGGTACCATCTGTCGATACCTATCAGATCGCGCCCATACCACAGGGCTTTGTACTCAAGCTGTCTTAGAAATTCCGACCAGCTTGCGTCTGAAATGGATTTGGACAGATGGCGGTTTTTCTGCATATTCTTCACCGACAGTGTTTCAACCGCGATAGCTTGGTTCTCGCGTATCAGCCTGGTTGAAAGTTTATGCAGAAAATCCCTGCGCGTGTCTGCGATCTTTGCATGTAAACGCGCTACGTTCTTACGTGCCTTGGCGCGGTTGTTTGAACCTTTTTGTTTCTTGCTCAGGCGGCGCTGCAACATCGCAAGCTTCTTTTCGTTGCGGCGGAAGGTGTTTGGGGCGGCGATCTTCTCGCCCGTGGACAGAATGGCGAAGTGGGTCAGCCCCAGGTCAATCCCAACCTGACCGGGGACTTCCGGCAAGGGGGTAACGGTATCGTCGCACAGCAGGGATACGAAGTAGCGTCCTGCGGTGTCTTTGGAGACGGTACAGGTGTTGATTTTAGCCACCTCGGGGATGGGACGTGACCAGCGAATCGCCAATGGCTCTTTCATCTTGGCGAGGGTCAGCGCTATTCCATCCCACGAAAAGCCACTGGCAACGTAGGTGATGGA